CCAATACAAGTAAAATTGCCTGTTACCATAGCATTAGGCTCTACAGTAAACGTATATGCTGTAAACTCTACACCCTTTGCTATGTGGTATTCACCTGAACCGCCGTCTGCATCCTTAAAATAAGTTAGAATTGAAAAGCTTCTGCGAGTTGTACCAACCTCAAGCTTATCCGATGTTAAATAACCTGTAGTAGCGTTTGCCTCATCCTCTAAGTCCTCAGCGTTAGCGCATGTTAAAACAAGGGGAGTAACACTTGTCGCAATAAATGCGCCGTTATTGTTTCCATTAGCTAAATCAGGAAAGCTAACCAAATCACCAACATTAGTATCTAAAGTAAAATCACCGCTATCGCGTGTAAATGTTTTTGCTGTAGCGTCTACGGTAATATCAAGACCGGCAGACGTATTTCCACTAGCCCATGTTCCACCTAATGCAGCCTCAAAAAGCGCATCATGAGAGCCGTAATATAATTCACTATCAAAAGTCGCGTTAACTTGGTTCGCACCGCCTCGAATATCGTTAACTTCTCTTGAGCCGTCCAACTCTTGAGACTGGAAAAAATCTTTAGTAATTGAAGGAACGCCGCCAGTATATCGCAATGGCAGCCAGCCTGGATTGTCTGGAGTTACACCGCAATCTGCCTCTAAAACATAGTATTGCTCTGTAGCCGCGCCCGTTGCTGGTCTTATACATGCCATAATTTAAACCCTCTTAATCTAATAAATCAGGCGCTATCGCCAGTATTTTTGCCGCATCATCTTGTGATAAATGCTCGCATGGTTTTTTCCTGCAATTACAGGAACTTAAAATCTCTACATTTCCATCATTTAAAATTGGTTTGATGTATTTATCAAAGCATTTAGAAAAACAGTTGACAACAGCCAAAGATTTCTCACCATCATTATACACTTTATACTGTGAAAATATTCCGTTTTTTAATATTCCGTTTTCTTGGTATTGCTCTGATCCGTCGATTGCCGAAAAAGAATCAATCAAGTCGCTATATTTTTCTGAGTATAGGATATACATATTCATAAGCTACCTACTCCCATTTTTTTTATAGTAAAAAAAGGCGAGCCACTATTAACGCCGTTTAAGATTTCAACACCGGATCGAGGGCAAAGATAATTTATATTCATTGCATCGCTTTTAATCTGTGTATTGTTGTAATTAACAGATATTGACGACTGAAAAACCGCTGTATGCTCAACCCTTATTTTTAAATTATCCCCTATTTGAGCGCCTTCAAAATCAACACCAACAAATTCACCACTTATTGAGTTTGGAGTATATAAAATCTTAATATCTAAAGAATCAATAGCTAAAATCAGTATTTCAAAATCAGTCGATCCATTAAGAATAATGGCTGTTGACGAGTCGCTAAGGCTATCTAAATAAATATCAAACTCTCTCCATATTGAGTCATTTGGTATTCCATTGTCATTATAGTTAGCGTTACTTGTTGGCGTTATCTCTAATCCATTTGCATTAAATGTCGGGCTATCTATGTTAAGAGTTTTTCCTGTTATTACATCGTCTAGGCTGCTCATGTGAAAAACCACCAATTTATTGCACCGTCTGGAATTAATGGATTGGTACTGGAGTTGCAGTAGTAATAGCTAAAATCAACCTGTACAAAAAGATTATACCAACCGTTATCAGTTAAGGGATTAGTATTAATTCCGCTTTTAATTATTCTCACCGTATCATCATTTGCAGCTATTCGCTTAGGCCCAAAAGCGGTTTTTATTTGATCAGCTTTTTCATTTATTGCCGAATCACCTTGTCCGCTAGGATAATATAAGTCAATTTGCATAAATCCGGTTATTTCTTCTGAATTATTAGCGCCTATCTCTCTTGCTTCTGGCTGGTCATAAACAAAGCTGACTCTAGCTTTTGGCTCTTGGCTAGAAAAATCAACGTTTGGCGAGCTTTGCCAGTTTTCAACGCGCAAGCCAAAAAAGTCAAAATCTACAATCACAGACCTAAGCGCTGTATTTATATTCTTATAGCTCATCGCCTAACCTTTCTGGAAATCTTTTTAACTATATCATCCCAGTTTTTTACATTCTTTCTTAGCATTCCGGCGGGCGCTTGCTGGCTCCACCCCTTTTCAAGTCTCTCAATATAAGGGAGGTTATTTGTCAATATGTAGACCATGCTTTTAGATCTTTCTATTAATCTAAGCTGCTTTATTGATTCTGTAGCTTGCCTTCCAGATGCAGCCCTATCATCTCTATCAGATGGAGTTTTGAAGCTTAGAAACCAGTTATTCCTAGCTGATCCACCCGTATAACCTGGAGGTGCTTCACTTTTCCATAAAGTAGGATTGCCAACAGGCGTACTAAAAATTATACGCCTGAAAAGCTCTATAGCTGCAAGCTTCACTATTTTTTCATTATCATCCTCGATATTTTTTATTCCTTTTCTTACATCATTAGAAAAACTCATATTTGGCCAATAACATTATAATAATGAACTATTCCAGAATCTTTGACGGGAGAAATATCAATAATTGAATACTCTTTGCCGTCAACAATTAATCGATCTGACTTCTGAGGCTCATATTTATAGCTTGTGCCTACGGCTATATCTGCCTGATCAAAGCGAGTTCCATCAAGCAAGTCTGAAATAGAGCTAGGGATAAAACCATCAACCCAAGTAGTAACTGGCAGTCCTGGCGTGTATTCATTTGAAGCAAAATCAACAAGCCCGTTATCAGATCTAAAACCTATTTTCTCATCTGAGGCTTTTACAGCTAACTCTGTGAATAGCTCGTCTACGACTTCAGTTAGATCTAGCATTATGAATAAACCGAATATGAATATTTGCCAGAACAATTATCTAAAACAGGCTTAAGCGCGTTTTCAGTGCTTGTTATTGTTACGTCTGTTCCAGTCTTGCCGTTATTGAAATATGATCGCGATATGCTGCCAACAGTCTCACTCGCAACGCTGCGGCCATTGTCATTAGGATATAAAGGCGTTCCTCCCTCAATTGCGCCAGCTGTAAATATCTGAGCATCAATAACTTGCTGTGGTATTGAGTCATTAGGGAATGGATTATCGTAAATATATACGCCGTTTCTAGGCCATTGCATTTTTTGTGAGCTATCTACTATCGATCCTTGAAAGCAATCAGAATACATAGAATCATTGTAATAAGCCGCCTGAACAAGTTGTGCGATTGCCGTATCGTCATCACTACTTAAAGTTACGCCTAAAAATTCTGCCCTATCTCTAGCATCCGCAAGGCTAATATAGCTATTTGCGTTTGCTACTATAGATCCATCCTCTACTATTATTGTGATCATAGTTATTCAACGTGAAAAGTTGGTGGATATTTATCATTGATATAATTTTTCAAATAAATCCTTATTTCTTCATGTATTGATTGTAGCTTAGCAATAGGCTCATAGGAAACATGCGCTAAATATGCGCTATGCCAATATCCTTTCCTCAATTCGTCAATTACTTTTGTTCCCTTGTCTTGATTAATTGCAGCCTCATCCAAAGAAATCTCACCATTTTCTATCATCATGACAGTTTTTGCGCTTATCTCATGACAATACTCTATCCCTCTTTCTTCATTTATATAATACTTTTCTTTTAAAAATGAAACCATGTAATCATCTTCGAATACATATGGCTGTAAGCCATCATAAAAGGAATTTATCTGATCTTCCTGCTCTGATGTTAGATCGCCGTTAATATGATAAAAGCCATCTGAAACATAGCTTGAAAGCCCGTTAAAATTATCAGAAAGGTATTTGTTAACATAATTATGGTCAATGCCTTCTTTTGTCTCGATTTTCATAATTCTATAACTCTTATTTTATCGCATCTATCCGTTTTATAATCTTTGCAAACTTGCGGCCTTTCTTCATATATTGAACATAACATGTTGTTTTTGTTCAAAAAAACACAATACCCATCATCTGATTTTTTTAGCTCTGCATAAATATTATTAAACATATTCTCTAACTCATGCTCAGGCAAAAAAGCCATCGACGGTGATTTTTTTAAAAGCTTTTCTCTGCTTGTTATGCAATTTTCTTTTACAATGTTTGGCGAATTGTAATATTGATCTTTTGTTAGTGTAACAATGTAATGCCTGCAACACCCCGAATTTATACAATTTAAACAGCTAATCATTATCGTTTATCGTGTATCCGTAAGCCCTTCTATTGGATAGATCAACATTGTCACCCCGCGTATTTATTTTAAAGTCTATTAAATCATCAACTTCTAGAGCATCAAAAAGGAAAAGCCCGCTTAATGTCTGATCTTGGCCTTTTTGCTGCCTATCCCTTACGACTTGAAAATCTGAGGTGAATTGCGTTCCAGCCGGAACAACAACGGGGCCGCTAGGCGTTTCTATGGTTCTTTCATTTATTGGCGTTAAAGCTATGGTTAAATCTATTTCTTCATTTTGATCATTATTACAATTAACGGCAATATAAAAAGTATAATCTCCATCTCTATCAATTGTTATTTGAAGGCCGGGGACATCAACATAAGCCCAATCAGGAGCAACGCCGCCAGAATTAAAATTATTTAATACCGTCTCATCAAAAACTGTTATTTTTGTATATCTTTCTGATTTTGGCAGATCATAAAAACCCTTATCTCCTTGGTCATTAGTTCCATAATATTTATCGCTTCCTGGGGTCTCATCATCGCCAACCAACTGATACTTATTATTATCTTCTTCTATTGAGTTTTTAGATAATCCTGATATTCCCTGCTGAAATGTAACTGGGCCTTTTACTATTTGCTGGCCTGTATCCTCTGTATTTAAATAAGAATCAATAACATTTTTTTGCTGTCCGTTAATATCGCTATTTGTAGTATTGCCTGACAGGTTATTTTGATACAAACTATCAACGTCTGAGGTTAACTCAGCTTTTGTCTTTTGTGCCATTATTCATTCACCACGCTTAAGCCCTTAGAGCTTATAAAATCTCTGTCTTTTTCAAATCTGCCAATCTCTGAAGATTCTAGCGCAAGCCTTACTGATTCATGATATTCAGATAAATCAGCCTCGCCATTGTAAGTGCCTTCTGGAAAATAAGAGTCTGCAAATGCCAAGAATTGTCCATCTGCTATCACTGAGCAAAAACCATAGCCATTTGAAAGCATTGTATTACCGAAAGCATCGCCATTATTACCCATAATATCAGCAAAAGTATTAGCACCCTCAAAATGATCAGGAGGGCAAATCATTTGAATTCTTAGGCCAGCCATGCGCTTGAGCTCCGTATTTCGTTAATGTAATCAGGGATGCTTTCAGGCGTTTCACTTGGAAACAAAACACCTGTTTTTCTGATTTTGTCCGTA